GGTGAGGGCCGCGTTGTCAAACTCCATGTAATCACTCCCAAACCAAGAACGGTAGACCGGACCACTCAACCTTCTTATCCTTCACGGATAGAATAGTGTGTGTCTCGCCAAGATGCTCCATGTGCTGGCCCTTCATCTCTTCGATGTTAGCCCTGACTGCCCACTCGCCATCAGCGAGTGTCTTGTCACCCTTGACACCAGCAGCGGGGTCAGGACGCTTCATGTAGCGGGTGAGGAAGATTTGCTGTGAGAAGCAACGCATAGTTCCCTTCTCCCACTCAGGACGTTCGCCCACGCTCATCAGAACCTTGCCACCAGAACCGTTGTCCACATACTCTTGAATCGGTTTCAAGTGGAATGTAAAGAATACCTTTGGCACATCCAATCCGTGGATGCGCTGAATTGTATCTCGGAACAACTTGTTACGGATGCGCCACTCTGCCTGATTGAACCTGTCTCCATCTTCTGGATTGACAGGATTCTTAGAACGGTTCTGCAACACGTAGGTCATAGCCTGTTCGCACCACTTGAGGAATGTTGAGCCACCATCGAAAACGACCGCGCCGTATTCTTCGCCTGCCTTTATCTGGTCAGCAATGATGTTGGTGAACCACGATACCTTGTCAATGAGAGCCGTGTAGTTCACGGAGTTATCCTCATTGAAGATAGAGTCGTCCATCTCATCGAATAGAGGTAGGACAACGACATTCTCCTTGCCGGGGAATAGATAGTCCACTGTCTGCTTTGCGGAATTGTCCACATCCAAGATTACGACCTTCTTGCCAGCCTCGATTTCTGCTCGGCAGAGGTCAAGAGCCAGACCGGTCTTAGCCGTGTTCTCACGACCAACGAGGGCCATGCGGACAGGACGATACTTCGCTTGGTTGTTGTTGAACAGAGCCTTGTAGTAGTCGGCATCGTAAGCCGTCTTATCAGCGGGATTGACAGTAGCAGCCGGGGCTGCCTTTGCAGCGTTACCCCAACTCATGCGTCCCACCCGTCATCCTGTGCGTCTGCTGGTAGGTCTGCCATAGGAGCAATCGCGTCGAATGCCCACCAACCGTTGATAGATAGGCGGTATTCATCTTCGCGGGTCTTCCACGGCTGTCCGATTACGAGAACCTTAGTGCCGACTGCGAAGTCAATCAATGACTCCTGAGAAGGCGGAACGAAGATGTCCACGACCGGAGCCATAGAGGTGATGTCCAAGTCAGCAACCACGAGATTGTAGCCGCCGTTGTTCCTCGGTTCGATGCTGATGACCTCGGTGAGAACACCGATGAGTCGGTCATACCAACCATCTGTGCCGTTGTTGGCGTCGTAGAAGGAGCCGACAGCATCAAGATTAGGTAGCATATCCTCTCCGAGCATCTGACCCATCAGACCGCCGGTTTCGGGGTCGAATGGTGGAGCGGAGAAGTTGCCAGCGATAGCGTCATCTGCCGTGAAGACAGACACACCCTGCTTGGCGTAGCCCACACCGTTGCGGCCCATGCGGACAGCGTAAGTGCCGGGAACGAAGGTCGGAGGTGCATCCTCAGCCACAGGCCCACTGGCCTTGATTGTGATTGCCCCGTCAGAGGTGAGGAACTGCATGGTTCGCTCCAATTCCTGAGTAGGACGAGCAGCACCATACTTGAAGTTGGAATCACCAGACGGGAAGGTCGGTGACTTGGAATCCCACACCACATAGAAGTGCGTGGAGTCGTCCAACTGCTTGCAGTTCTTCGGGAGTTCCCTGACCTCATCCTCTTCGTAGTCGGCCTCAAACGGCTGCTTGTTTCGTAGAGATGGGTTGATATCACGAGTGTAAGTGCCGTCGTAATTGTCAGTCAGGAGGACCACGCGACCCTGAGTCACGAGTGCCTGACGAGCATCATCGTCTGCCGCCTTGAGAGTGTTCTCCATCTTGCGGTAGAGTAGTTGGCCCCAATCCTTGTAGCGTGGGACACTGATGAACATACCTTCCACGGTTTCTGCACCGCTGCGCTTGAGTCGCGCTGCTTCGCTTGCCATCTGTCGTGCTGCTACACGGAGAGCGAATACCTCGCACTCATTATCATTCTTACCGGCGTTGCGCCATGCTGCTCCCTGTTCTGCGAGAACTGCATCCGCTCTTGCCTTCAGTGCATCCTCAGATACACCCACGTTTGCTGCTACTTTCTTCATCATATCGCTGGTCATGTCTTTTCACTTCCTGTGTATTTTCCCCTTGCCTTCTACGCATATAAACTTCACGCCGACGGATAAACCCCCGTAGGAATGCAGCCTCTTACGAAGTTAGCAAGGATAAGTTCGGGGTTGATTCCCGCAATGATGTCGCGCTCGGATTCGATGAGCGCAAGGATGATTCGCATCTTGGATTCCTGCTTGGCCCCTGATTCCATTAGGTATGATAGGAGGCCACGGAAGGTTTCCTTGAGTGGATGTCCCTTGAGAATCTTAAGAGCAGCATCGAAGGAACGCTCCCTTACTGCCAAGCGCAAGAACTTGTCATAGTCCACCTGTGGTGTTCCAAGATTAGCGAGGAACTTAGTTCGGTCGTCACCCTTGAGGTAAGACCACGCTTGGAGTGCGTTAATAGCGTTACGAGCATCGCCAGTGTGAGCCTTCGCTATACAGTTGATTGCGTTAGGCACACCCGACTTCAAGTTCTCGACAGCCGCTACCTTAGTCAGTATCTTGATAATGTCATCTTCTGATATTGGCTTGAAGTGCTTGACGCTACATCGTGATTGAAGCCACGGGCTTACTTTGCTGAGATTGTTGCAGGTAAGGATGAAGTAACCCTGAGCGTTCTCAATCACTCCCTTGAGAGCGGATTGAGCAGCATCAGTCAGTTGGTCTGCCTCATCAAGAAGGAACCACTGATTGTAGTTACCAGTGCGGGTCAAAGGAATTACCTGTTCCTCGATAAACGCGATACCACGCTCATTCTTAGTGGAAGCGTTGAAGATGTGGATAGGCCAATCCATATCCTTAGCCAAAGCAAGAGCAGTAGTCGTCTTGCCAGTTCCCGGCTGAGGGGAATAGAAAATGTAGTGGCCCGGATTGTTGATAGCCCTAACGACCTCTTCTTGGCCTACAATGTCCCACAACGTAGTGGGTCGGTGCTTCTGCGCCCATACTTCACTCATTCCTCTTCACCCCCAACGATGCCCCAAACAATAAGAGTGTCCCGATTGCTGTTCTGCGCGATAGGGCTATTGGTTCTGCCCACTTCAACAAAACGTGGGTCAATAACTAATACTCTGGTTAGTCCTCTGCGGCTTGGCTTGGAGCGAAGTTCAGAACCCGTGACGCTTTTGATGTTTTCAAGCATCTCATCAACGGAACATGGTCCGTTCTCGATGATGTAATTGTAGCAGCGATTCCTATACTGCTTGAACTTGACATTGAAACGGTTGCCAGAGTTGACCCGCTCACCATCCACAATAACGTGGGGGTTTGCGTGGACACCATCTCGTGTTGAACCAATAGGAATCTTCTTCATGCTGTCACCGCCATGTCGTGATTGTCGGGTAGGTGCTGCACACGCTTGGACAGCATGTTGTTCAGGACTACGAGAAGGTTGTCCTGAGCAGAATTGAATCGGTTGAGAGCAACGTCATCCCCGCGAGGCACGAGGCCATCTCGTGCGAGGTGGTGTAGGTCTTCGTAGTGGTCATATCCGTCCGTCTTGGTCAACCATGCAAGTATCTCATACTCACAATGCTTAACACTCTTTGCCCTGATTAGTGTCATATTACTACGTTGGTGCGAAGGAATATAAACTTGACGGTGGCGGTTATGTAAGGTCCGATTGTCTGATACAATGGAGGCACACACCCGAACCTTCGGGGTGGATTCGGTTGCGTCCACACTCAGGACACTTGGACATACGTTCTCGTTCCTTCGGTGTGGCAACGCTTGGTGTGCGTGTGAGGATAATGTCCTCAGAGGATTTGATGAGGTCGCGGTTAATGTCGTATAGCGCGTGATACGACTTGACACCAATTGCATTTTCGACCCTCTCCTTTCCTACTTGAACTACCTGAGTGTTTTTGGCAAGCAACGACGATAAAGTGTGGGGGGATGGAACAACACGAACCGACTTCTGCTCGGACAGTAGGACTGCCATGCGGTCCTTTGTCATGGCCCCGTGTTCCCACAGGAGGTCCACAATTAGTCGGCGTATTCTTCGGTTGTTAGCACCCATTCACTTTTTAATGTCGTTGATACCGTTATTAATCACCCTCCATAGAAAGCCACATAGCGGTGTCAATAAATGATGTATCGTCATTGCTATCGGTTACAAAAACTGTTGTTGTTTTACTTGGATTTAAGTATTGACATAACAAATGAGCCAAAAAGAACCATACCCATACTACCACAGGCATACATAATAACGCTATCAAATCCATTCAGAAACAGCCTCCTTTGTCTTCTTGACACCCTTCGGCATCTCGTCGTTGTTATCTCGGACTTCGTTGCGGATTGCCGGTGCGTTGTCCACAATGATTTGCCAGTGCTGGTCGGTGGAACGGAAAGGTGCTGGTGGCTCAGAGTCCTTCTTAGATTTCTTCGGATAGGCGATTGTCTTGCCTGTGGGTTTGATGCCGCAAGCGACTAAGGCATGAGCGTATTCTTGAGGTAGTGTGTAGACCACATCATTTAGAGCGCGGTGCAACTCCATGTCGTCAGGACGATTTGCCCGAACAAAGGATAACAGGAGTGGCAACGGAACCTCGGCAGCCTGAGCCAGTGCGAGTGCGCGGTCACGAACTCGGAATACGATAGACGTTGCCCGGTGATAGTCCTTTGCCTCCTTGTCTAACGATGAGTGTAGGATAACGAACTCGTCACTCTTCTTGGTCAGCCGAGGCTTCTTCTCGGTCACGATTACCAGACGGTGGGAGATGAGCGGATGCCACTCAATCGCATCCTTCTCGGTGAACTTGTTGGTGTGTAGAATGCAGGTCAGGTCGGGAGTGGTGGGAGAGATAGTGAGTTCTCCGAACATTTCGACGTAGTTACCCTGCTTGAAAGGCCGTTCGTCAGCGGTGTAGATTACGACTCCCAATACGGCCACCCCTCTTCTATGATATGGTCTTCGATACGAGTCATCTGCTTTGGAGTGAAGTGCCAAACACGCCTAATCTCGGATTTGGTAATAAGGTAACTGCCGACATACCAACGAAGACCGTCAGCCTCAAGATTTGGGAACAGACCGCTATCGTGCATGGCATCGAATAACTTGGGAAAGTCCTTCTTGTAGATGGAGCGGTTGACCAATTGTTGTAGATGTGGCCTCCACCTGATAGGCTCACCGACCATCAGGAATCGTCCTCCGACCATGTTGTGTCCATCACGTAAGTAGGAGCGCGGAGAGCAGACATATGCAACTCCACTTGGTCAAGTAGTTCGGGATGAGGCTCAAGAGTTCCTACGAGAAGACGCATGAAATCATTCATACGATTCTCAGCAAGAAGCAATTGGGAATCAACTCCGATTTCTTTCTTGAGTTGACCCACCAATTTGAGAGATGTGTTGGCCTGAGCGACCAACTTGGTAGCATCAGATACCCACTCGGATGAG